GAGTACATTAGCCGCTTGAAAGAAGCGGACAAAGAAATAACCGAAGTATTAGCTTCCGGTTCCAATATCCACAACTTTGATTCTTATCAAAGAGTGTTGGGTAATCGTGATGGCTTAAAACAATCTTTTGCGATCCTAGAAGCCCTCTTAACCGAGGACGATGAAAACTAAAGCACCGTATGGTGTAAGGAGAGTTGGCGTATGCCAATTGATTTTAATAGTAAAGATGAGCCAGATTTGCGTACAGAGCAGGAATGCTTTCCAGACGTAGACCCTGGTGTAGAGATTCTTGGAGACCGAGTATTGGTGCAACTGCGCCGAGAAAAGACTTTAAGTAAAGGCGGTATCTTCCTAGTAGAAGAGACCAGACAGACCTTACGTTTTAACGAAACAGTAGCTAAAGTAATTGGCATTGGTCCACTGGCGTATAAAAACCCAGATGATCTTACTCCTTGGCCAGAAGGCTCTTGGTGTAATGTTGGTGACTTAGTTCGTACTATCAAGTACGGCGGCGACCGTTTTGTTGTGCAACCCGACGATGAAGGCGCTCCAGTGGTGTTTATTACACTACAGGCGCGTGAAGTGATCTCTAAGATCAAATCGTTTGAAGCTGCACAAAAAATGAAAGCGTTTGTAGATTAATCACTTTTGAAAGAAAAGTATGGCAGATAATGAAAAGAAAGATGTTCCTATTAAGGAACAAGCAGATGGCTCAGTTTTAGCCAAAGTAGAAGTTCCAGATACAGTAGAAGAAGAAGGCATAGAAGTAGCAGCACCGCCTGATGAACGCACTGATGAAGAGCGTGAAGAAGATGCTGACACAGATGCGGATGAATCTGATGATATCTCAGATGATGAGCGTGAAGCAATCCGTGAAGCCCGTAGAGAAGAACGCAGACTCAAAAAAGAATTAAAAAAACAGCGTGATTTCTCGGCACAAAACAAGATTAAAATGCTTGAGCGACATAATGCAGATTTAGCAGAACGCCTTGCTAAAGTAGAAAGTACAGCAACATCTTACCAATTTGCACAGCTTGACAAGTCTATTGAAGACGAAGCTACTCGTGTTGAATACGCTAAAATGAAGATGGTGCAAGCAGCTCAAGCAAACGATGTAAATGCTCAGATGGAATATTTAGAGCAATTGACAGATGCCAAACAGCGTTTGAATCAAGCTCAGCATTACAAAAAACAACAAGTTGAACAAGCAAAAGCGCCCAAGCAAAATGTTCCTAACCCAGTCAGTAACGAAGTACAAGAAAACGCTACTCGCTGGTTAAAAAAGAACGCTTGGTATGATCCGCAAGCTCGAGATACAGATAGTAGAATTGCCAAAGTAATTGACCAAGAACTCGCAGCCGATGGTTGGGATCCTAGTGATTCTGAGTATTGGGAAGAGTTAGATAGTCGTTTGTCCTCTCGTTTACCACACAGATATACTTCAAAAGGAGGCTCTGTGAAACGAGCAAATCCAACAGCATCAAGTCGGGTTGCAAACACAACCAGTCCAAAAGCTGGAACCATCACACTTTCTCGTGAACGGGTTCAAGCAATTAAAGACGCTGGTTCATGGGACGATGTAGAAAAACGAAACAAAATGATCCGCGCATATGCGTCGTATGATCGTGAAAATAAAGGTTAATTATCATGGCAAATACAAGAATTAAACGTGACTTAGAAGATCGCATTGCAGATCGAGTACAAGAAACTAAAGAACGGATGGCAGAAGCAGATCCGTCAAACCAAAGTAAGCGCGAACGTGCAGAAGCGTTCAGGGATAAATGGCAAAATAGCGCACTGCCAGACCTACCCCAGGATATCATCCCGGGAATGCATTTGTGTTGGTTATCCACCACAAACAATTATGACAGTATCGACAAACGTATGGCGTTGGGTTATGAGCCAGTTAAAGCCTCAGATTTAGGAAAAGGCTTTGAAGGACTAGGTAAAATGAGCTCGGGCAAGTTTGAAGGCTGTGTTAGCTGTAACGAAATGGTTCTCTTTAAGTTACCAGAAGAAATCTATCAAGAAGTGATGAAGATGTTGCACCTCGAGGATCCTCTCGCGCACCAACAAAACATTACCGCAAACGTTCGGAGCTCTGCTCAAGAAGGTAAAGGCGGTAGATCAATTCTCGAAGGTGGTATTTTGGATATGGAAAAAGAGGCCGCAAAGGCGAATAGTAATATTCGTTTCTAAATAACATTTCTTCAAAACAAAGGAAACAAATTAAATGGCAACAACATTTATTCCCTTTGGTCTGAAGCCTGCTTACCATCCAAGTGGTTTAGATCGCTCAGTCCCATTTGTAGGTACCAATACCTACATTCAGGGCAGCAACTATACTGCTCCGTTTAGCTTAGAAGACGGACAGGCTTTTTACCAATATACCCCAGTAGCAATCACTACAGCAGGACAATTAACAATCGCAGCAAATGCAGCAGCAACGCGCGGTGTTTATGGTTCTTTTGACGGTGTTGAGTTCACTGATTCCCAAGGTCGTCGTTCTGTCGCTAAATGGGCTGCTAAAACAACTCTATTAGCTTCTACAGAAATCGTATTTTGGATTTTTGCTGATCCAGCATTGGTGTATGAGATTCAAGTCAATGGTTCTGCGGACAATGCTTCTATTGGCCAAGAATACAACTTTGATGCAACCAACAACGCAGCTAGTGGCTATGCCATTGGTAACGGCGGTGCTGGCTTCTCTACCACAGCTTTAGCATCATCCCCTGTTGGTACAGATACATTAGGTCAAGTACGCGTGGTCGGTCTTGGACGTGAAGCAGCATTCCCATTTGGTGAAACAAACCAATGGGGCGATGCTTACACAATCGTTCAAGTACAGATTTCTAATAACCAGTTCTCTGCTCCCGCAGCGTCAGTATAATAACGAAAGGAAATAGCTATGGCAACCCCAATGCGTAGTACCGACTTTCGTGCGGTAGTCGAACCGATTATCAACGAAGTCTTTGATGGCGTATACGAACAACGCGCCGATGAGTGGAAGGGATTTGTAGATCAGATCCAAGGTATTCCACGTAACTACCACGAAGAAGTAATGCTTTATGGTATGAACGCAGCTCCTGCAATGCCTGACGGCACTCCAGTAAGCTACGATCAGGGCGGTACATTGTACATCACCCGATTCATCTACCAAATCTATGGCTTGGCTTATGCCTTGACTAAGGTTTTGATGGAAGACGGCGATCACATCCGTATCGGCTCAACATTTGCTAAGCACCTCGCTCAGTCAATGATTGAAACCAAAGAAACATTGTGCGCTAACTTGCTCAATTTCGCTTTCACACCTGGCTATGTCGGTGGCGATGGCGTAACATTGGTCAACACAGCACACCCTGTTGCTAACGGTTTGACATACAGCAATGCACTGTCTACACCTGCCGCTCTCTCACAGACTTCTGTTGAGCAGATGTTGATTCAGATTCGCTCTGCAATCGACAACAACGGTAAGCGTATTCGTTTGCGCGCTGAGCAGTTGGTTGTTCCTCCAGCACTCGAGTTCCAATCAGAAGTAATTCTGAAGTCGGTTCTCCGTTCTGGTACAGCCGACAACGATTTGAACCCTATCAAATCCACTGGTATGTTGCCAAAAGGTGCTCACGTTGTGACCCGTTTGTCTTCTACTAAGGCTTGGTGGATTCAGACCGATTGCGATAATGGTCTAATGCTCGTAATGCGTCGTCCAATGGAGAAATCCATGGAAGGTGATTTCGAGACTGACTCTATGCGTTACAAGGCTACTGAGCGTTATGCTACAGGTTGGCACGATGCGCGTAACATTTTCGGTACAGCCGGCGTTTAATCAAAAACTACCAAAAGTAGGCATTTGGAACCCTAGGAATAAAACCCTAGGGTTTTTTACTTTTTAGGGCATTTTTTGCTAAAAAGTTGCATAAGTAGTTATAGGAAGATTCATCCTGTTCTGACTACCGCCCCTTCCCGGTATGACGACTTAGAGACAGACAGGACACCCACTAAGAAATGGAAACAAATCATGTCATTCACCACATTCTCAGGCCCAGTTAGATCTCTTGCAGGTTTCGTTGAGCCAGTAACTTATATTTTCGCAACAGACATCGTTGACGGCGCAGTTAATATCTCTGCAACAGGCAACTATATCGTTCTTTCTACAGCAGATGGCGGCCCAACTACCGACTTTTCTTTAGTATTACCACAAGTTGAAAGCGGTGTATTTTCTTTAGCTTACGGTCAAAATCAACCTGCTGACGCACGTTACAACGGCGCAAAAGGTTCTGTATACAACTACGGCTCGCATGTTGCTGTAGTAAGAGGCTACGATGGTCAATTAGTTAATGGCTCTTCAGCTGGTGTTGATTGCGCTACTGGCACTGCAGTTCAATGGGGTGGAAATGGTAATCAAGCCGCTCCTTGGGGCGCAATCATTTCATCCTTTGCCCCTAACGATTAATTAACTCCACGGGGCTACGGCCCCTTGTTTAACATTTTTGGAGATTAATTATGAGAGAGATAACAGTAACAGCAGGACTTTCTGGCTACAGCGGTGGCGGGTTTCAAACCGTTCCTGTCGTTGTTGACCAGTACATTGCACCAAACCAATTTAACATCGTTGCAAACGGTGGTATATCTGGATACAGTGGTACCTTTGAGTATTCAGTAACTGACCCATATCCATTTGTAAACGGTAAGTTTGTAGAAGCCGATTATGTTTGGGTAACAGGTAGCAGCGGATTTACTCCAGAACCATTTAGAGCAGTTCGCTTAAATGGCGCAGCCGAAGGTGATACACTTACTGTAATACAAGTCGGAGCGTTGTAATGCCCGTTTACCTCGATACTCGAGGTAACAGTGTACTTTCTGTAGCGGTCTGTGATCGCTGCAACAGAAAGTTCCCCTATGTCGACCTCATGCCGGACCCTAACTTTCCTGGCATGAGAGTTTGCAAAGAAGATAAAGATAATTTTGATCCGTGGCGTTTGCCTGCGATTCAAACAGAAAATATTGCATTGCGTTTTCCACGTCCAGATGTAAACCTTGGCTTACCAAGAAATCAGATGGACACAGAGGGCGCACCAAACAACAATGTGCAGTACAACAATTTATACATTGAAGGCGCACCATACGGCCAAGCCGGAGCGCCTGGCAACTTGAATTTAGCAAGTCAATTCATATCAGCACCACCCCCATTAAATCCATTCATCTACGGCGTTAGCCCACCCTCTGGCCCACAAGCTGGTGGCACAAGCGTAACAATCATAGGCGCTAATTTTAGTAGCGTAATAACCGTTAGATTTGGTGGAAACATTGCGACATTCGTAATTAATAGCCCTACAGAAATTACAGCAACATCACCTGCGTACGATGTTACTGGTATTGTAGACGTTTCAGTGGCATCCACTTATGGAACAGCAACGTCTCACGGCGCCTTTACCTATACTTAAAATAAATGGCTAATTTACCGATAACTCAACTACCAGTTGCATTGAGCCTAACAGGCGAAGAGCAAACAGTAGTAGTACAGCACGGAATTACAAAGCAAGCGACTGTTTCACAGATCGCTAATGCTGCGTCACCTGGTAAATTAATTACCAACGTTGCAATGACACCCGATTACTATATTATTTTTTATTATAGTGACGGCACTACATCTACTATCGGACCAATTCCAGGTTTTACCGATGCTTACATTGATGGCAATGGCGACTTAATTTTTGTTGAAACAAACGGCAATTTACTTAACGCAGGTCATGTAACTGGCACATCTGGTTACTCTGGTATCTCTGGCTACAGTGGTATTTCTGGCTACAGCGGTCGTGTTGGTCAAAGCGGTTACTCTGGTTCTGGCGTGTCTGGTTACAGCGGTACATCTGGTTACTCTGGACACATTGGAGCAACAGGCTCTTCTGGTTACAGCGGAACCTCTGGCTTTAGTGGTAAGTCAGGCTATAGCGGTACGTCTGGTATTTCTGGCTACAGTGGTAAGTCTGGTTATTCTGGTTTTAGCGGTGCATCTGGCACCTCTGGCTTTAGTGGCTCTGGTATCAGCGGATACAGCGGTACGTCGGGCTTTAGTGGCGACAGTGGTATGTCTGGCGATTCTGGCATATCTGGCTTTAGTGGCGAGCAAGGCATTAGTGGTTTCAGCGGTTTTAGTGGTCAGCAAGGTACCAGCATTAACATTAAGGGTACTGTAGCAAATCCTTCCGATTTACCGCCTACGGGCAACCAACCGAACGACGCGTACATTGTAGAATCCAACGGCGACTTATATGTTTGGGATGGTGCTACTTGGGTTAACGTTGGACAAATTGTAGGTCCTTCAGGATCAAGCGGCATTTCTGGTTTCTCTGGTTTCTCTGGTATTTCCGGCTTTAGTGGCTGGTCGGGTATCTCTGGTTATAGCGGTTGGTCTGGTATTTCTGGTTGGTCTGGCGACAGTGGTATTTCTGGCTGGTCTGGAGACTCTGGTATTTCTGGTTGGTCTGGCGACAGTGGTATTTCTGGCTACAGTGGCTTCTCGGGTATCTCTGGCTGGTCTGGAGACTCTGGTATTTCTGGTTGGTCTGGCGACTCTGGTATCTCTGGCTACAGCGGTTTCTCGGGTATCTCTGGCTGGTCTGGTGACTCTGGTATATCTGGCTACAGCGGTTTCTCGGGCATTTCTGGCTGGTCTGGTGACTCTGGTATTTCTGGTTGGTCTGGCGCAAGTGGAATATCTAGCAATTACTACTTTTACAAAGCCAATACAATAATTAACAGTGGTGATCCAGGTTCGGATTACTTACTTTGGAATAACGCATTACAAACTAGCGCAACACAAATTAACGTTAGTAGTATTGCAGCAAATGGTGTTGACATTAGTGTTTTCTTGGCGTTGCTTGCAACGACTGAAGAGTTTGTCATTCAAGACCAAACAAACAGCGCTAATTCACAGACTTGGGTAATTACTGGTTCGCCTACCAGCTTTGGAACTTATTGGAGTATTCCTGTTTCTTTAGTCAGTTCCGCTGGAACAGGCACAATCCCTGGCTTTATTAATGACCAAGACATTATCTTTGCTATTGCAAACGGTATCAGTGGTTTCTCTGGCATAAGTGGTTTTTCAGGTTACAGTGGTACTTCTGGCTGGTCTGGTGATTCTGGTATTAGTGGTTATAGCGGTATTTCTGGCTACAGTGGCGACTCTGGTATTTCTGGCTACAGTGGCGACTCTGGCATAAGCGGTTATAGCGGTTCTGGTGTTTCTGGTTACAGCGGTTCTGGTGTTTCTGGATATAGCGGTATCTCTGGCTATAGTGGCTTTTCTGGTATCAGTGGCTACAGTGGTTTTTCTGGATATAGCGGTATTTCTGGTTACAGCGGTGACTCTGGTATTTCTGGCTACAGTGGTTTTTCTGGTATTTCTGGCTACAGCGGAACACAAGGTGCGTCATCTAGTTCATTTTTGTATAAAGTAAATACAACTATTTATAGCGGTCAACCATCTGCTGGATATTTACTGTATAACAATGCGACTCAAACAAGTGCAACACAGATTAATGTAAATCATCAAGATCAAACTGGCACAGACATTGATATTTTCTTGGCACTTTTAAATGTTGGTGAAAACTTTACCATTCAAGATAGAAATACAAGCGGAAATTATCAAACTTTTACAATAACAAGCACCCCAACCAATGTTAATCCAAATACTGCTAATAGTTATTGGACTTATCCAGTTTCACTTGTTTCATCAGGTGGAACTGGAACAACAGGATTTGCAAATAACTTATCTGTAATTTTTGCTGTTACAAAAGGTGTTTCAGGTTTCTCTGGTTTCTCTGGATACTCTGGATATTCGGGAACATCTGGCTTTTCTGGCATCTCTGGCTACAGCGGCTTCTCTGGTATTTCTGGCTACAGTGGCACTTCTGGTGCTTCTGGTATTTCTGGCTATAGTGGTGCCTCTGGTACCTCTGGCTACAGCGGTACTTCTGGTGCCTCTGGTGCCTCTGGCTACAGCGGTACTTCTGGTGCCTCTGGTATCTCTGGCTTCAGTGGCATCTCTGGCTACAGTGGATCTGGTATCTCTGGCTACAGCGGTTTTTCTGGCTACAGCGGCGGTACTGGTACAAACGGCACATCTGGTTATAGTGGTTTCTCTGGTATTTCTGGCTATAGTGGATCTGGTGTAAGTGGTTTTAGTGGCTTCTCAGGCATCTCTGGCTACAGTGGTATCTCTGGCTATAGTGGTTCTGGTATTTCTGGCTTTAGCGGCATTTCTGGATATAGCGGCTTCAGTGGTATCTCTGGCTATAGTGGTTCTGGTATCTCTGGCTTTAGCGGCATATCTGGTTTTAGTGGTATCTCTGGCTATAGTGGATCTGGTATATCTGGATATAGCGGTACTTCTGGCGCTTCTGGTATCTCTGGCTATAGTGGTTCTGGTATCTCTGGCTATAGTGGGCGTAGTGGTTACTCTGGCACTAACGGCACCAACGGCACATCAGGCTATTCTGGCATCAACGGCACCAACGGTACGTCAGGATACTCTGGCTACAGTGGAACTAATGGCTCTGTCGGTACATCAGGATTCTCTGGTTACTCTGGCACTAATGGCTCTGTCGGCACATCGGGATTCTCTGGATTTAGCGGAGCAACCGGTACATCAGGCTTTAGTGGTTACTCTGGATCAGCAGGTCCTTCTACTACTATTAACGCTACAAACAGCACAGCAAACAGCAACTTTTATATTGTTGGAGTAGCAGCAACTGGATCTAACCAAACAGCTACGGGTTCTAGTACCAACGCAATGTACTTTAACCCATCGGCTCCGGGTGTTTTAACAGCTCCAGTATTGCAAGCAACAACCCCATTTATTTTAAACTCTACTACTGTTGCTGCAAACTATACATCCCCAGCAAACTATAACTTAATGAGCGCTGGACCAATTACCATTAATACTAGTGTAACGGTAACAATAGACACTACAGCAACTTGGGTTATTGTATAATTTAGGCCAAGATTTAGTTTATTTGCGTATTAGTAGGTGTAGTACAATATAGGTTCGTACGAACTTTAAGGAAAACATGAAATATAGCGTAGTAATACCGACGTACAATAACTGCGAGAAGTACTTAAAACCGTGTGTAGACTCGATAATTAAGTACACAAATCTGGAAGACATTGAGCTAATTATTAGTGCAAATGGCTGCACAGACAACACGAAGGCGTACTTAGATTACCTAGTAACTGCAATACCAGATTTAAAAGTTGTTTGGGCGGACGAACCACTAGGCTACTCCAGAGCAAACAACGAGGCAATTCGGTACGCTACAGCAGAGAAGATTATCCTGCTAAATAATGACACGATCCTGCTAGAACAGAGCACAAACCAGTGGCTTGACATTTTAAACAAGCCGTTTAGTGACCCAGACTGCGGCATCTCTGGAATTATCAAGGGTAACTCTGAGCCGGCTGGCAGACCCTTTTTAGTATTTTTTTGTGTAATGATACACAAAAAAGTATTTGACAAGATCGGACTCTTAAACGAAGAGTATGGAGTAGGTGGTGGTGAAGACACCGAGTTTTGCATCGAAGCAGAAAACGCTGGATTTAAGGTACTAGAAGTGTTTGAAAAGTTGTGGGACGGAACCCAGTACACCGGTGGTTTTCCAATCTACCACAAGGGCGAAGGCACCATGCACGACGCCAACTTGGTACAGGGCTGGGACAACATCTTCTTGCTAAACTCGTTAAAGTTAGCCAAGAAGTACAACATGGAGTGGTACCGCTGGCGCTTATCAAACTTTTGGGAGCGAGCAGTATTCCTCAAGGGCGACACAGTATACCCGCGTGAAGTTACAAGATACAACTGGGCAGCACAAAATCTGCTCGGTAAAAAGATTTTAGAGATTGGTTGTTCAGATGGATACGGCATTCAGTTCTTTCCAAAGGACATTGAGTACACTGGCGTAGACTACGATCCAATCATTGTAGAAGTAGCCAAGGAGCAAGACTGGGGCTACAACGCTAAGTTTGAGTGGTGCGATATTAACACCTACGAGCTTGAGCAGTACGACACCATCGTGGCATTTGAGGTAATTGAGCATCTTGACACTGGCATGGAAATTGTTGAGAAGTTAAAGAAGCACTGCAAGCGTCTATTGATTACAGTACCAATGAATGAGCCACCAGGCTTCTGGGGACCACATCACAAGTTGCATGGATTAAACGAGCGCCACTTCCCTGGCTTTGAGTTTAACTACATCAACGAGCAAGGTGCAATTACAGATGTGCCGCAAAAGATTGACGAAAGCAATCCTTGCAACTTAATGATTTGTAGGTGGACAGCCAGTGAATAAAGTACTTTGTTCCGTGGCAACACGGGGCAGGTACTTTACAACCCTGCCACTAGTATTAAACGCCATTATCAATCAAACGCGCCCAGTGGACAAGCTGGTCATCTTTGATGATAATGATGAGCCGCAAGACATGCGGAAAGAGATGATTTACCAATACTTTTTCCAGATGTTAGACATTAAAGGCATTGCGTGGGAGTGGCAGTACGCTGAGAAAAAAGGTCAGCACTACATCCACCAGCGAGCAAACCGCATGGGCTTTGACTGGGTTTGGCGGTGCGATGATGATGCTATTCCAGAGCCTAATGTACTAGAGAATTTAGTAAAGCACTCTGATAGACGTGTTGGTGCTGTAGGTGGATCTGTGTTAACACCACCGTACATGCCAGACACAAGCAGTTCTACAGGTAAAATTGACGATATTAATAAAGAACCTAATATACAATGGGGAATGATTAATGCTTCAAGAAATGTGGACCATCTACACTGCACTTTTTTATATCGCGCTGGGATTGTTGACTATAATCTTGGTCTTTCACGGGTAGCTCACAGAGAAGAGACCTTGTTTACTTATGGTTTAGCTCAAAAAGGCTACCAAATAAAAGTAGTACCCAACGCAGTAACGTGGCACATGAAGAACCCCGAAGGTGGAATTCGCAGCGAAACAAAAGAAGAGATGTACCATCACGACGAGCAAATTTTTAGAAACATGCTCGAGTACAAGGACAGCACCATAGTGGTTCTTAATTGCGGTCTTGGCGACCACCTTGTTTTTAAGCGTGTGTTACCTAATGTTAGTAACCCGATTGTTTTTAGTTGCTACCCAGAAATAATACCTGGTAGATCTATAGCAGAGGCACAGCACTTGTTTGGTGACATTAGTCCATACAATGTGTACCAAAAGATGGATCAGTGGAAGTGGAAAGATAGTTTGGAGAGCGCATTTAGAAAGCTCTACACATGATTATCATTTCACCGTACTCTAAGGCACTGCTAAGTGGTAAACGTAACCCAAAGAACTACCCATACTGGGAAGAGCTCATTAGTCAAATTGACGAGCCAATAGTCCAAGTGGGGATAGAGGGTGAAAAACAACTGGTTCCTGACTTTAGGAAAAACCTACCGATTGATGAGTTACGCAAGCTAATCGGTGAGTGCAGAATTTGGATTTCTTGTGACAGCTTTTTCCAGCATTTGGGCTGGGACGAGGGCAAGCAAGGAATTGTATTATGGGGTGTGTCTGATCCGTTGATATACGGGCACCCAGAAAACATTAATTTATTAAAAGATCGTTCGCATCTAGCGGAGAATCAATTTCTCTGGTGGGAATTTACAGAACACAAAAATGACCGATTTGTAAAACCCAAAGAAGTTATAAAATATTTATAAGGGATTAACATGGCAGCATCTGGGTTCACACCGATACAACTGTACCATAGTGCTTCGTCTGGCGTTGTGCCAGATCCGACCGCAATGGTGGTTGCTGAATTAGCGCTCAATACTTTTGATGGGTATTTGTATTACAAGGATTCCTCTGGCTTTATTAGAAACTTAGCAGGACTTTCAGGATACAGCGGTCTTTCTGGCTTCTCTGGTATTTCTGGTTACAGCGGTTTCTCCGGTATTTCGGGTGCATCTGGCTTCTCTGGTATTTCTGGTTACAGCGGTTTTTCTGGTATCTCTGGTGCTTCTGGTATCTCTGGCTTCAGTGGTTTTTCAGGTATCTCTGGCTACAGTGGTACATCGGGTGCTTCTGGTATCTCTGGCTATAGCGGTACATCTGGTGCCTCTGGTATCTCTGGTTACAGCGGAAGTGGTATTAGTGGATTCTCTGGATTCTCTGGTGCCTCTGGTATCTCTGGCTACAGCGGTTCTGGCATTTCTGGCTTTAGTGGCTTTAGTGGTGCAAGCGGTGCCGGCGGAAGCGGATCTTCAGGCCTTAGTGGTTTTTCTGGCTACAGTGGTGGTACTGGTACAAACGGCACATCTGGTTACAGTGGTTTCTCTGGTATTTCTGGTTACAGTGGTACTTCTGGCTACTCTGGCAGATCGGGTTACAGCGGAGCGCAAGGTCCTACAATCTACCCTGGCTCTGGCATCCCATTATCTACTGGCGCTGCTTGGGGTAGCTCGTACACCAGTGCAAACCCTGTACCCGTAACTTTTGGTGGTATTGGAATTAGTGGTGTGGCTGCTGGTCAAATTCCTTACGGAAACACCTCAACTGCGCTCCAGTCTAGTGCCAATCTGTACTGGGACAACGCTGGTGTAAGGCTTGGCGTTGGAACAAACGGCCCTGTTGCTACACTGTACGTTAAAGGTGGCAACTCAAACAACGCCGTTATTGACAACGATGGCACTCGCTTTACTACATTAGGATGGTACAATAATGGTGTAGGAAAAGTGCAGATGTACTACGATAACGTAAACAGCTTTTTCGTAGCGGGAACTGACACCACAGCAGCAGTTTTGTTTAAGACAAATACCGTTGAGCGGATGCGTATTTCTTCAACTGGCAACGTGTCGATTAACACCGCCTCTACGCCATTGTCGTTCTTAGTCAACGCAACGGACGCAATCGGTGTACCATCTGGTACGTTGGCACAACGCCCCACTGGCGCTGTTGGATATATTCGGTATAATACCGACTATGTTCAGTACGAAGGGTACAACGGAACAACTTGGAACAGTTTAAATGGGGCACAGGCAAGCGGCGTAATCTATGAGAACAATCAGATTATTACGGCGGACTACACAATGACCACTGGTAAAAATGGAATGAGTGCTGGTCCGATTACAATCGACACTGGTATTACAGTAACAATTCCCGACGATTCAACATGGGTGATTAACTAAGGATAAATTATGGCTGGTCAATTAACAATCGACACATTAAAAGCAAGCACAGGAGTTCTTGCCACGCAAAATGGCATGACTGGTATTGCTAAAGCATGGTTTCAAATGGGTGCTTCAGGTGGCACAGTAGTTATTAACGGAAGTTTTAATATTAGTTCTATTACAAGACAGGCTCAAGGACAATATACAGTTAATTTTACAACTGCAATGCCTAATACAACTTATTGTGCAGTAATAAGCAATTCGTCAGTACAAAGTGCATCACAAACTAACAGCCAAGTGTTTAGTAGTAGTGGTTCTAATGTAGTAGCACCTACAACAACTGCTTTTGCATTTAGTGTAAGCGTAGCTTTTTCAGGTGGCTTTTGGGACCCAAACTATGCTTGTGCAGTTGTTTATAGTTCATAAGGATAAATCATGGCAGGAACTCTCACAATATCAACGCTATCAGACGGCACTAATAGCACTTCTGCAACTAATCTCACTAAAGCACCTTGCGTTGCTTGGATAAATTACAAAGGAACTTCTACACAATCTATTCGTGCTTCTTACAACGTTAGTTCTGTTACTGTAAACGCTACAGGTGACTATACAATCAACTTTACTAATGCGTTAGCAGATGCAAATTATTCTGCAGTGGGTGCAGTTAGTAACAACGGAAGTACAGGTTCAATGATTTTTTGCCCAGCAGGAAATACAACTGCCCCAACAACAACTGCTTTTAGGGTTCAAACTGTAACTTCTGCTGCTGGATTTGATAGCCCATATGTATATGCTGCTTTTTTCCGTTAATTAAGGACTTTAAAATGACACAAGCAATTATTTTTCAGGAAAGGCTACATCAACTGTTTGATTACAGGGATGGACACCTATACTGGAAAAAATTGTCATCGTCATTGTCTAGGGCTAAAGTAGGTTCAAAAGCTGGCGCTTTAGCTACTCATGGCTACTGGCGTATTAAGTTTGATGGCGTTACATACATGGCTCATAAGCTAATTTATGCAATGCATAATGGTGGCGTATGCCCTGACTATATTGACCATATTGACGGCAACAAAAGCAACAACAAATTAGAAAATTTACGCCCAGCTACTATTGCACAAAACGCACAAAATGTTGGCTTGCACAAAAACTCAACAACTGGTGTAAAAAATGTATCTTGGTCGCCATCAAAAAACAGATGGAAAGTATTAATTTCTGCCAACGGCAAGCGTAAAAGCTGGCTGGTTAAAAACCTTGAACTAGCAGAATTGGTGGCGATTGAAGCTAGAAACAAATATCATGGCAACTATGCCAATCATGGACTTTAAGGAGAATTAAATGAGCCAATGTATTATTTTTACTAATGAAGCTGGTGGCGTTTCTGTAACAATCCCCACTGGCGAAATTTCAATCGAGGCTGTACAAGCTAAAGATACCCCTAAAGGTTCTATTATCGTCAATCAGTCAGACTTGCCTAATCAGCATAATGACTTCTTTGATGCTTGGGAACTGGTAGATGGCAAGGTAGAAGTTAGCCTAGCCAAAGCTACAGAAATCACCAAGAAGCGTTTAAGAGCAGAGCGTGAGCCATTGTTACAAGCACAAGATGTAGCTTTCCAAAGAGCGCAGGAATCAGGTGCAGATACTACTGCTATCGTTGCTGAAAAACAGCGTTTGCGTGATATTACTAAATTGGCAGATGCCGAGACAACATTAGAAGGCTTACGAGCCATTAAGGTGTAATCATGGCAATGACATTAAACGGCACTACTGGTATTGGTTTGCCTGCTGCTGCCGCACCTGTTTTTAGTGCATACTGTAATGCTATTCAATCTATTGGAAATAACTCCGCAACAAAATTACAATTTAACACTAAAACTTTTGATACTAATACAAACTACGACACTACAAATTATCGTTTTACTCCAACTGTGGCTGGATACTATCAAGTATCAGGCGGTTTTAACTGGCAAAACGTAATGAATGGATATGGTAATTTATATTTATATAAAAATGGCTCTAGCTATACAACTTTAGCATTTGGTGCAGCAAATGGTGCTACAAACCAATATTTAGGTCATTATGGTAGCACTCTTGTTTATTTAAATGGCTCAACAGATTACATTGAATTATATGGATACCAAGTAACTGGCAGTTCACAAAATACTGGTGGTACAAATGCTATTGGTTCATATTTTACTGCTTGTTTTGTAAGGAGTGCATAATGGGTTTATGTGAAAAAATTAAAACAGTTTATCCTGTTTTAAATGATTTAGATTTTGACCCTATTCGTGGTTCAATTCTTTTACAAAACAATTCTGATGGCAAAGGCGATTACATTGCTAAATGGGAACATCCAACATTGGCTAAACCTACTGCGGAACAATTGGCGTAATTATGGACTTCCAATCAATGATGAACTTCATCCTACCAACCGCCTGTGCTGTACTGGGTTGGTTTTGTAGGGAGCTCTGGGCAGCCGTTCAAGACCTCAAAGAAGACCTAGCCAAGCTGCGGGAAGAACTACCAAGTAAATACGTTTCTAAGGAAGACTTCAACGACCGCTGGAATGAAGTGCTCAAAGCCCTTCACCGTATTGAAGACAAACTGGACAACAAGGCAGACAGATGAAACGCGCAACGAGATCCAAAACTCTTTGGTTCTCCTTGGCGTTAGTAGTGTTTGGTGCGCTAATGGACAACTTGCAATATTTGCAGTCTGTCATTGACCCTAAGTACTATGGCAGTCTAATGATCTTTGTTGGCATCATAGTGGCAACGCTACGATTTGTCACAACCGAAGGCCTTGATAAATAATGTTTCCACTAACCTTGGTACAATATGTCAAACTGGGAATATGTTGTGCTTTGCTGGCTTTTTCTTGGTATCTTGGCTTTAGCTTTGAGTCTGCTCGATTCGATCGCTATAAGGCGGACCAGATTGCCCAGACTCAAAAAATCCAAGAAGAACAACAAGCAACCGCCGATCGAATAAGGATCCAAAAAGATGCTCAAATCCGTGATATTAACTCTAAGCTCGTTGATGCTGTTAGCGAGCTGCGTAAGCGTCCCGGTCGTACCGAAAGCGCCAGCTCTGGATCGTGTGGAACTGGGTCAACCCTTTTCGCCGAGGATGCAATCTTTCTTAGACGGGAAGCTGCCCGAGCAGACGAAGTAAGGGCTGGCCTAGAGGCTTGCTACAAACAATACGACTCCATCAGTAAATAAACCCCAATTTGCTGTAGTATAGGCAAAGTAAGGAGTAAAAATGAAAAAGTTATTAGCAGTACTGTTGTGGTTATTGGGTGTGTTTGCAGTAATCCACCTCACCGACCGTTACACCCATATTGAAGAGAACATCATGGCAATAGCAAAGTCCACTCTTTCCTTTATCACCAAAGAAGAAGGTGCCCGCAACAAGGCGTACAAGGACTCTAAGGGTCTTTGGACAATTGGCGTAGGTCATCTTATTAAAGCAAACGAGCAGCACCTTATCACCGCAACGCTATCCGACCAAGAAGTAGAAGACCTACTTAAAAAGGATTTAAAGTGGTGTAGCGAGGCCGTAGAGACCTCGGTGAAGGTACCCCTAGCCCAAAATCAATTCGACGCCTTGTACAGCCTGTGCTTCAATATTGGAGAGGGTGCTTTTAGGAAGTCTACCGTAGTTCGTAAAATCAACGAGAATGACCTCAATGGTGCCGCAGAAGCCATCCTAATGTGGAACAAGCCAGAGGTCTTAATCAACAGAAGAAAACGCGAAAGAGCGTTGTTTTTAGGGGCGTAAATAGCCTCTTTTTTGCATAAGTAGATATAGATAATTGAAAGGGTATACCATGGAAGGCTTTAAACCAAATCTCAAAATGAAAACTGGTGGTGCTGTAAGAACTACTGGTGGTAGTGATGTAGCTAAAGACGGTGGTAAATCCACTGGCGGAGCTGACATTAAGACTGGCAAACAAACTGGCGGTGCTAATATTAGCACAGGTAAACAAACTGGTAGTAGTGATGTTAAGCGTGATGGTAGCAAAACCAGCGGCTTAAACAATGCGTTTAAATCGGGCGGTAAAGTCAATAAAAGAAGTTGCTAATTTAAGGAGTCATCATGGAAGGCTTTAAACCTAACATAAAAATGAAAACTGGTGGTTCTGTAGATAGCGATGACATTAAGCAAGATAAAAAGGTCATTAAAAAAGCTTTTGCTATGCATGACAAACAGTCCCATGAAGGCAAAAAAACCGACCTTTCAAAATTGCGTACTGGTGGCAGTGTAAATAATTCTTATGGTTCTAAAAAAACAGATAAAGATATTGACAATATTGCCGCGTCAAAACGCCAAAAACCCGAAATGCTTTGTGGCGGCGGTCGTGCCATGAAAAAAGGCGGAAAGGCCTGCTAATGCCGTATAAATCTAAAGCTCAACAAGGTGCTATGTACGCCGCAGCAGAAGGTAAATCCACTCTTGGTATTCCTAAAAAAGTAGGAAAAGAGTTTGTTAAAGCGGGTCCAGCATCAAATAAATTACCCAATAAAGTAAACAAACGGTCAGCCGGCAGAGGACGCTAACATGGCGTATAGTGGCACAACAGGTCGTACTAAGATTAATGTCGACCAACTTATTTCATACGCATTTCGTGATGCTGGTAAAATAGCAGAAGAAGTCACGCCTGAATACATTAACGCTGGTAAGCAAGCACTGTTTTACAACTTGCAAAACCTATCAAACTTAGGCGTTAACCTTTGGTTGTTGGAAAACCAATTGTATGGTGCTGTTACAGCACAGCAACAACTGTACCTTCCAAAAACAGTTATTGATGTGCGTGAAGCAAACTGGGTTTATATTATTAACTCCCAAGCTTCTGAGTATCTGCCATTAGACAATCCTACATCTCCAGCAGCCTTTGAGCAAAACCTCGACCTAGTAGCAACCTCGACAGTAGAAAAAAACTGGCTTGGTTTACAGTACGCTTTGTCACAACCTGTGTTCTATGTTGGCTTTAATGGACACGCCGTTGATGGTGGAACACAGACCTACAACTTTGCATACGAAGTCAGTAACGATGGCATTAACTGGGTTGTATCTGAGCAATTGCCAGAGACCACACTTAAAGATCGTGAATGGGCGTACTATAACATCGCCATCACACCAAATCACTTATACTACCGTCTTCGTGAGACTGTAGCTCCAACCTTTTCTGTTCGCCAGATTGTATTCTCAACTAGCCAACAAGTCATTCCACTAGCACGATTAAACCGTGACGACTACTGGAACCTCCCCAATAAACAATTCCCATCAGTTCGTTCACTCCAGTATTGGTTTGATCGTACCATTGAGCCGTCCATGTATTTGTGGCCTGTTCCGAACAATGACTTTCAGATGTTCCAGCTTATCGTTGAAGTGCAAATGGAAGATGTTGGCTCATTAACCAACGAGCTTTATATTCCAGATCGTTGGCTACCCTCTGTTCAAGCTTCTTTGTCACACAAGATTGCTATGCAAATCCCTGGAGTAGATCCAGCTAAAATTGTGTACTTAGAAAGATACGCTGATAAACTATTCCAGCAAGCTAGTGACGAAGAGCGTGACAAGTCACCGATTTACTTCCAACCTAACATTAGCTACTACACAAGATGACCAACGCATACATAATGACGTATGATAACCTCGTAGCTGATGTTATCAACTACATGGAACGCAACGATGCACAGTTTGTTGCGCAGATTCCCAGCTTAATTGGCTTGGCTGAGTCTGCTATTGCGGCTCAATTAAAAACATACATGCAGATGACAGTAGTAGAAACTGTCTTACTGCAAGGTGAAGTAATTCTGGCTAAACCAGCCCGTTGGCGCAAAACAGTTTCAATGAAAACCAATGGCGCACCTATTTTACTTCGCTCCCAAGACTTTATTGCACAATACCAGTCAGAATCTACTCCAAATGTACCGAAGTATTACGCTGATTATGATTACAATAACTGGGCTTTTGCACCAGCTCCAGATACCGATTACCCAATCGAAATCATTTACTACAGCAAAATTCAACCGTTGGACACAGCAAACCAACAAAACCTATTCACACGTGAATGTCCTCAAGCGATGTTATTTGGCACTTTATTGCAAGCACAAGGCTATTTAAAAGCACTAGACAAACTGCCTGTGTGGAAACAGTACTACGAAGAATCTTTAGCTGCCCTCAAAAAAGAAGACGATGCTCGCCGTGTCGATCGCAACGTTTCTGTTCAGGAACCATAAAATATGCCAATCTATACTTCACCATTTACTGGCGACGTTGTTCAACCAACGGACGTATCCTACTATGCTCTCTCATTTAGCACCAACACTCAGCTCGTCTGGCCTGCTGTCGTTAATGGCCAACAAGTTCCTGCCAGCCGTATTATGGATTGCGTTGCTACTCTTGGCAATCTTAACATCCTACTACCTGATGCGTCTCAAGGCGCACTTGGAACGGACATCCTTCTCCGCAATTTGGGGCTCAACGATTTTGTGGTTACAGACGCAACTGGCGAGCAAAGTGTCCTTGTTGCTGTTGGCAAATCTCGCTACTTCTACCTTACTGATAATGCTTCTGTGGGTGGTACTTGGGCAAATGTAGAGTTTGCTGCTGGAACATCGTACGCTGACGCGGCAACTCTCCAAGGTGCTGGTCTAACAACAGTATCTGGTAAGTTAGCAACTACACAAAACATTGTAAACGTTTCTATTACACCAGTGATCAACGACGCTAGTCGCGCGGCTACGTTTGTTTGGAACAGTGGTGCAGGTGCTTTTGTACTTCCTGCTATTTCCGCACTATCAACAGGTTGGTACATCGGCTTTAGAAATGCGGGCACTGGTTCACTAACAATCACACCACAGGATTCAACATTAATTAATGGTCAGTCCTCAATTGTAGCCAACCCTGGCGACTCTGGATTTATTATTTATGACTTTAGCGGAGGCGCTTTTGTTACCGTTGGCTTAACCGCTGCTGCCAACGTTACCTTTACATCGGCAACCTACGATGTAGACTCAATTCCAGGTAACTCTTTTAGTCTGGTTACCTATGCTCCAATTATTCAAAACTATATTGCCCAAACTGGTAGCCGTACAGAAACATTAACAGTAACACTACCCGCAACAACTCAGATTTATATTCTGATTAACGCAACGGGGCATTCTGACTACGACATTGAGTTTGTTGTTGAAGGCAGTATGTCGCCTCCATTGGTAGTAGGAACAGGCAATATTGCAACCGTTTTAAGTGATGGTCAAAATCTTTACCTACTAACTTCTACCGCAACTAACATCTTCTATGCCGTTGATGGTATTGCTACGGCTCCGTCTTATTCATTCCTATCAGACTCTTCAACAGGCATGTACTTGCCTGGTATTGGTATATTGGGATTAGCTGCCAATGGCGTTGAAATTATTGACATTGACAATACAGATACTTTAAACCCATTAGTAACAGTTAACGCCGCGTTAAACGCCCAATTGATTAGTGGTGGGACGTTCTAAATGGCGGCTGATAACCGGCAGCAGGATGCAACGCAGTTTACGCAGATTTACAGCCTAGCAATACCGGCTGGGATTAAGCGCGACGGTACTGTATTCCAAAATGATCAATACACCGATGGTGTATGGTGTCGGTTTCAGCGTGGTGAGCCAAAGAAAATAGGTGGTTTTGCCACCCTTTTTACTAGCTTTAGCGGCATCTACCGCGGCATGATAAACATACCGTACAACGGTGTGAACTATGTTTTTGCTGGTAATGCCAATGTACTGGATGTGTTTACCACTGGTACAACTTATGGTAGTGGTAGCGGGCCCTATGTAGAGAATATGTTACCTGGTTCGGTAACTGCCTTTGTAACAACCACTGTATCAGCAGCTCAAATAATTGTTCCTGGCGATGCCACTACAACTTTTGGTATTGGCACTGAATTTATTATTGAGCAAACTGGCACACCAACTGTTTATACCATTACAGGTTCTTCTTACGCAGTAGGCCCACCGTCGCAAACAACAATTGACTTTTCTCCAGATGCGCCCGCTGGAGACATTATTCAAATTTGGTTAAATGACACTATTTTTACTGCGGATCCTCGTAATGACTGGCAGTTTGATGCGCAGTTTAGCCCCGCTGGTGGTAGGTTAAACTTATTAGCACATCCTGGTAAAAATTTACAAAATATTGATAGTGGTGTTACAGCTCAAGTATTAATAGGAGCGGTTGCACCAGATGCAAATAATGAATTTTCTTTAAGTGGGTTATCTGATAGCGCTGGTCAAAATCCAACGTATCAGCCAATCTCTGTAGATGGTGGTGTTTGTGTACTGTACCCATTTATTTTTGTGTATGGATCACACGGCTATATTGCCAACAATAACGTTAGCAATATTTATGCGGAGCAAACACCTTACGATTGGAATGGTCCGTTAGCTAACCAAGTTAACGTAGCTTCTTCTAAAATTGTTAAAGGTATACCCGTACGAGGCGGTACTAACTCTCCATCTGGTTTGTTCTGGGCTACAGACTCTCTTATTCGTGTTTCATTTAACTCGCAAGCCACCCAGTTTTACTGGACTTACGACATTGTTTCTAGCCAAATCTCTATCATGTCTTCCAACTCTGTTGTGGAAATGGACGGATTGTATTTCTGGATGGGTGTTGACCGTTACTATGTTTATAATGGTCAAGTTGCGGTATTGCCTAACGATAAAAATGTCAACTATTTGTTTAATAATATTAACTATACACAAAGACAAAAAGTTTGGGCTACCAAGGTTCCAAGATACAACGAGATTTGGTTTTTTTATCCTCGTGATACTGCAACAGAATGTACCGATGCGATTATCTATAATGTAAAAGATAAACTTTGGTATGACGCTGGTAAAGCAATAGGTTCCCGTAGATCTTGCGGTTATACAACAGAGCTGTTCCCAACACCAATTTGGGCTGGTTGGGACTACAATACTTCTGTTAGCAATCCCGTTGTTGTAATTGACACTCCGGCTGAAGCTCCAGATCCAACATCAAGTCAAGTTTATATTAATGGCGATGTATCTAATATTATTAGTCCTGGTGACAGTATTGTATTGTCTACAGATTTAGCTAATCCTAAAAAAGTATATGGTGTTGTTTCTAGTGTTTATAGCTTTACATACAACGCAACACTAATTACTGTGTCTACAGCATTTACATCAGCTACACCTGCTGGTACATTAGTATTCCCCATATCTGGTGGCTATACTATTTGGCAACATGAGCATGGTTTAAACCAAGTAACACCACAAAATGAATTGGCAATATATTCCAGTATTACAACGAGCGATATTAGTTGGCTTACTGGTAACCCAAGCCAAGAAGGTACTGTTGGAATAAACCGTCGTATGCACTTGCGTCGTGTAGAGCCTAACTTCTTACAAGATGGCACCATGTCTATGACCATTTTAGGTCGTAAGTTTGCCTCTGGTCCCTACGAGGAAAGTTCTGGTCCATATTACTTTACCAAAGAAACGGGTAAGATTGACCTTCGAGTAGAGCACCGTTTAGTACGTTTGAAGTTTGAGTCTAACGACATCAATGGTAACTACGAAATGGGGCGTAACTTGATTACTGCCGAGTTTGGCGATGAGCGTCCCTAGTATAACCCAGCACTTTCCATTTTCCCCAGAGTACAGTACTTGGGAAGATTGGAATGGTAATATTGTTTTGTATTTTGGCTCTGAACCAATTGGTATTACTGTAGAAGACAATTGGCAAGCTGGAGCAGCACAAATTATGAACTTATCTGTTTTTTCATCGTACCCAGTATCTGCTCCAGAATCATTTGATAATTGGCAAGATTGGGCACATAGTTTTACCCAAATTGTTAATGGCCCAAGTAGTTAAACAACTTATTTAATTATGACACCTTCAGAAATTATTACTCAAGAAGCACAAAATATCGGCGTAGATGCTGATGTTATTCTTCGTAAAATTAATAAGCTGGTACAAAGCAAAGCTGGTGTTTTATTACAAAAAAACAATTCCCTATTATTATTAATTACCATTGCAAAACACGTGGTCGAATTGCATGTTTTTACTGCGGATCGTCCAGCGGTATTGGCAGATTCCGTAAAATATTTTATATCAAAAATTAGGGAATCCGATATTAAAAAAGTATATGGAGACAGCAATCCAAAACAAGAAGGTGAATTGCAAAAAACCTTAAAGTTATTAAAAAAACTTGGCGTAAATGTTGAGAAATCAAATGTTCCTCAATATAGCTGGATGGCTAAAGTATGAGATACAACTTAGAATCCGCACTGCCAATTAAGGCTTTTTCTCCTAGAGTTAAAGGTCCCTTCAGTTATGGTATGACCCTTGAAGGTGGCGGTGGTGGTGGTTTTAACCCAGTTAGTTGGGTTGGTGGTGCTGTTCAAGATCTTGGTAGCGTTCTTGCCAGCATTGATCCGGGTCCAGCGATTGGTAACATTGGCGCTCAAATAGATAGTGGTGTTCGCAGTGCTGTTCCTGGTGGTTGGGCAACTTTGGGTGTTGCCGCATTAGCTATTGCTGCACCATATTTAGCTCCTTATTTGGCAGAAGCCGCACCAGCTTTGGAAGCAACTGATTATGCTGCAGGATATTCTGCTAGTGGTTCTGCCGCCGGATCTGCAAGTGCTACTGTAGGAGCTGCTGGTGGTTCTCAAGCCGCCGCTCTTACTGGTGTTGGTGCTGGTGCCATGGGACCAACATATGCTGAATTAGGCTACACTGGTTTGGGGCCTGGTGCCATGGGGCCAACATATGGCGAATTGGGCTACACAGGAATAAATTCACTTACACCGTCTGTAGCATCACAACTTTTAAGTAGTGCGGGTACTGGTTCATTATATGGTGGCGGTATGGGCACCGTAAACAGTCTTATTCGTGGTACAGATCCATTAAAAGGTGCGCTAACTGGTGCATTAATGGGCGGCCTTACTGGCGCATCATTAAGTGGTATTGGGCAAACTTTAGCCCAATATGGTATTAATAGTCCAGCGTTAAGTAGTGCAATACTATCTGCTAGTAAAGGTTTAGCTTCTGGTGCAAATCCTTCTACAATTTTAGCTAATACTGCATTAAATACAGGACTTTCGTATTTAGGTAATCAAGCATCAACTGGTTTAACACAAGCTGGTGTTGATCCGAATGTGTCTAAAATATTGGCAAGTACTGGTTTAGGTGCAGCAAAAGCTGGTGCTACAGGTGGCGATCCTATAACTGGTGCTGAAAACGCAGCCCTCGGTTCTACTTTAGGATTGGGTTTAGGAGCTGGAAAAGACCTTTTAATGGCTCCATCAGCCAGTGGGGCACCGGCAGCTATTCACGACTACAGCACTCCTATTCCAAATGGAACGGTTTCATTGGCGGGCATAGAAGGCCCAATGAGTACAGATGTGGCATCACAATATTTAAAAAATCAAGCTGATCAAATTTCTGGCGATTTATCTAAATATTACCCAACTCTGTCAGAACAACAAGCCGCTTTAGCTGATACAGCAAATAAAGCAAACGATATTTATACTCAAAACCAAGCTGATAAAACAGCATTATCTGATGCGGTTAGCAAAACTGGATATAATGACGCTCGTGCCAATACAACTGAGTTAGCAAATACTGCACAAAAATTACTTGATCAAGTTAATCCATTACAAGCTCAATACGATGCGGCAGTTAAAAAATACGAAGATTCTGGTAGAACCGATAGAGCTTCATATGATCTTGCAAATAGCCTTTCTCCTAAATTAAATGAATTAATTCCTCAGTTTAATACTGCATACTCTGCATTTGATACAGCAAACCAAAATTTAAATAATTTATATAAAACCAGTATTGAGCCTTTATATACGGCATTTACGACAAGTTCGGATAGTTTAAAAACAGCACTAACAGATTATTCTAATAATAATGCTGAGTTAGCTAAAACTTCAAACATTATTGCTAATGATTTACAAGGTTTAGATAAGATTTCTCAAGGTCAATTGGCAAGTGGCTGGAGCCCCGGCACTGCTACAATGCAAGCCCCAAGTGCTACAGCAGATTCGTACTATAACCAATTGGTTAACGCAATAGCTAACCCAGATCAGCCTTCAACTACTGGTAGTCAAACTGCTGCAAATGATGGTTCTTCAGTTACTGTTCAAGGAACAACTGATGCTGGTGGTGGAGCAACTACTCCATATGTACCAACTCAGAATCCAGAAACTCCCAATTATCCCGCTGGTACAACAGTAAATAGCGATGGTTCTGCAACTGTTAAGAATGCTGATGGTTCAATTGATAATTATGATGCTAATGGAGATTTAGTTTCAACAACTCCTGCACCATCTGATACTAATGTTTCTCCCATTGATATTATTGCAAATTTACCAACAGATAATACAACACCAGTAACACCTACACCAGTAAACACTAGTGCTTTACCCGTAACGCCTACTCCAGTGGACACTGGTTCTTTACCCGTAACACCAACACCTACTCCAGTAGATACTGGTGCTTTACCCATAACACCAACACCTACTCCAGTAGATACTGGTGCTTTACCCATAACACCAACACCTACTCCAGTAAATACTGGTGCTTTACCCGTAACACCTACTACTAATACAACAGATCTTGCAAACTTACCAGTAGCTCCACCCGCAACTGGTGGTGGCACAGCACCTCAAGGTGGTGGTCTTCCATCAACAACCGATGGTAGCGGTACAGTAGCTGGTGGTACAACCGATGGTAGCGGTACAGTAGCTGGTGGTGGTACAGCATCTACTGGTGATGGTACAACGGCTGGTACAACGGCTGGTACAGGAACTGGTACAACGGCTGGTACAGGAACTGGTACAACGGCTGGTACAGGAACTGGTACAACGGCTGGTACAGGAACTGGTACAACGGCTGGTACAGGAACTGGCACAACCGCTGGTTTAACTGCCGCTGGATTGGCTGCGGCATTGGCTGGTATGGGTGGAGGTAGTTCAGCATCTTCTGGATCATCTACAGCTACACCAGCGACTCCAAAGGGTACTTTTGTACATGGTAAACAAATTGCTTCTCCTTTAGGTAGCTTTAATGTACCAACAATTAGTTATGCTACTCCCGCTCCTAATCCAAACTCTTTGGAAGAAATTGAAAACGCAGCCACTGGTGGTATAATGCATCTTGCTAGTGGTGGAAGTTCTAATGAAGATGATTTATCTTTAAAACCAGTGTTAATGCGTGGTAAACAAGCACAACACGCCAACCTATTTGGTTTAGGTGGCATACCGTTGTATCCAATACCTGGAAAAGCTGAAGGCGGTTCAATTTCACAAGATTTTAATCCGCAATTTTATAGTGAAGGTGGTCTTGGTTCAATTCAAAACACACATGTGCGTGGCCCAGGTACTGGAACAAGCGATAGCATCCCAGCGATGTTATCTGATGGTGAATTTGTAATACCTGCTGATGTAGTAGCTTCTTTGGGCAATGGCAGTAATGATGGTGGTGCTAAAATGTTAGATTCATTTTTAAAAACCATTAGAGCACATAAACAAAAACATGACGCAAAGCATCTGCCTGCAGATAGCAAAGGTCCATTGGGTTATTTATTAGAAGCAAAACGTAAGGTGAAAAAATAATGGCTGGAACAACATCCTCTTCAGGTTTAAATAATATATTGTCTAGTACCAATCAGGTACAGACAACACTACCGTCTTGGTATGATGCAGCGCAACAAAATGTCGCCAATCAAGCTAGTACAGCTTTGGGTGGCGCACCTTCGTTTGCCAACACTACTGCTCAAGGTGCTGTTAATACGCTCCAAGGACAAGCTAATCCTTTTACTCAAGCGCAAGGTAGTTTAAATACTATTGCTCAAGGTGCTGCTAATCCTTGGAATGTTGATCAAGCTACGGGTCAAGTAACCCCAAATGTAAATACCGCTTTGGGTGGTTTGTTCCAAGCACAAACAAACCAATTAAATCAGTTATTACCAACAGCTATTGCTCCGACTCAAGCGACAGGAATTGGTGGCGGAGGCTTTGGTGGTTTGCGTGCTCAAACGGCAGTCGATACCGCTAAATCAAATGCACTAGCTACCTTACAAGCTCAGCAAATGCAAGCGGCATTACAAAACCAACAAACTGGTGCTACCGCTGGTGGTGCATTAGGCAATGTAGGCGCACAAGGCATTACTTCTGGATTAACCACTGGTGCGGCACAAATGAACGCTCCATTCCAAGGTGCTACAAACTACGCAAACTTAATAAACGCAATTAATGTTCCAGCGACTGTATCTCAGCAAAATCAATTGTCTCCATTGCAAATGGTTAGCACACTGGCTGGTGTACCAAACATCGGCACTAACTTATTAAATAGCATATTTGGTAAAGGTGCTGGAACACCAGGCACTTCTGGTTACATCCCCGCTGGTATATTACCAACATTTAATAGTATCTTTGGTGGTAACAATGCTTCAAATGTCACTAGTGTTACAGGAACTGGCGGAGCTGGTACAATGCTTGATCCAACAACTGGTCAAATTGTTCCAGATCCAACTTATGGTACTGGAGCAGCAAATACTGGTACCCAAGCGCAAGATATTAGTAATCAAGCTG